CCATGCCCTACGTCGATGATAATGACGACTCAGTCACCATGGGTGAACTGGTTCGTTATAACGCATCCGGAGAGAAAATTAATTCTCTGAATGTCGCTTTGCATCGGCGTAGTCGCGCCCAACGGGGCTGGCGGTCGATCGGTGAAGCAGATGCAGCTTATGCTGATATGCTAAACAAGATCGACGACTTTACCAGCTGGGGGCAATCCCGTCAAATCATCGGGGCAATGGAGCGCGTTGAGCGCGCATTGTCAGACCCACTTATTAGAAACCCTCGTGATCTTATTGTTCACGATAGAGACTATACCTCAGTTGAGGAACAGTCGGGTCTCTCCGATCAGCTCCTCTACGCCCCCAATGGGTGGAGTAGGGGAACTACATCGGTATCCCTAGGTTCATGGAACCTAGGGGGGAAGACCGAAGCGCAAATTCGCGCTATCGGTAATCCGATGATTCGAGATTCTAGGCCCACTAAACCATACGCCAATCTTGGCCAATGGTTCGGTGAGCTTAGGGATGCCAATCGCCTGGTTTCACCAGGAGTTTCTCTTCCCGGACGCGCTTGGACTTCTCGCGAAGCCGCAAAAGCGTACGGTGGAGGGTATCTGAACTGGCAGTTCGGATGGAATGGTTTCATCGGCGAACTCAAAAAGTCCGCCGAAGCGATCATCCACTCCGAATCTCTCATTAACGATTTCCTCCTTAACAGCTCTAAGCTGGTGAGGCGGACTCGTACTGAGGTCCTGTCACAGGACGCTGTTCAGTATACCGGCATCCTCTCTCCCAACAACTACGGTTGGCGGAATACTACCGTCAGTTCTCCGATTGGAGCCGTGCGCATTGGAGTGAACCCGTTTTCGGGTTTTTCCAGTGTGCCGCGGTCCCATTGGAGGGCCGTAGTCAGTTGGAAAGAGGTTGTGCGCTCCTTTGCCGTGTTCGAGTACTTTGTTTTTGACCCGGACGGGGCATTAGGCAGAATGCGGAGATACAGCCAGTACGCCAGGCACTTGCTTGGCGAACCGGCTCTCTCTGCCTCTACTGTTTGGGAGCTCACACCTTGGACCTGGATGTCGGATTGGTTCGTCGACGTTGGTGGATTGTTGTCCTACCAAGAGTCGGTCGCATCCGATTCGACAGTCGCTCGTCGTTGCGGAACCGTCTACGAGGTCACGGCGTCGGTCGCGAATCATGTTGATTTTCGATCTACGACGTCGCCGACCTCGTATCTTTACGGTTCCTCTGACTCTTTTTATAATAAGAAGTTTCAGAGACGACGAAAAGGTTCTCCTTATGACTTATCGGTCGACTGGAACGGTTTATCACCGCAACAGTGGACCATTGTGGGAGCCCTTGGAATGACCAGGGCCCCCGGAGTAGGCTTCGCTTAATCCCGTTTAGGCGTCGTATGCAATCCTGCTCAAAGCACAATTACATAACAACTGAATAAAATAGGAGTAGCTATGGCTTTCGCCGACCCACAGAGCGTTACGATTGATAGTAACGCTGTCTCCCTTCCGCGTACTGGATTTTCTCAGAACGCGGGACGCTTCACGTCCGCTGATGCGAAGAACTCTCTCGAGATCTCGCACTCAGTCGGGGGCTCGCGTTTCCGGCACCTTGTGCGCATCACTGACGCGCGTACGGTGTCGAACCCGCTTGTCCCTGATCAGAACGTTGCGGTCAACATGTCAGCTCACATCGTGATTGACATGCCCCGTAACGGTTACACGACCGCTGAGATCGCTGATCTCGCGGCCGCTCTGACCTCGTGGGCGACGGAGTCCAACCTCTTGAAGGTGGTCTCCGGGGAGTCGTAAGTCGACGGCTGACCTAGCTTGGATCAACACACCCTTATGGAGGGGATTGATGAAAAGCCAAGTCAACCTACTCATCGAGGTTCTGCGTGAGCAGGCTTCGATTTGTGGCACTAGCCCATCTGCGGACGAATGGACTGTCCGCAGACGTTTTGAAAAAGAAGGTGAAAGTTTCTTAACTATCACCCTTCCCTCGTTCGAGAAAGGCTTATTGAAAGCCTTATCGAACGGGGCTGCCTCGAGCTCCCTATGGCCTGCATTTGGCAGGACAGGGAACCGGCGTCTCCCTAGATTTCTCTGGGGTTTCACCAGGCAGATCTTTTTCAATGACGGACGGATTCGACCCGTGTCCTCGCAGCAAATTGCTGCGATTAGGGCAGTAAGGCAGATTACTCTGCTTTGTGGGAAGATCTTCGAGGTGTGCTCCGACGCTCGCGTCGAGGCTGCACTTCGAGATTATACCCGGGTCGACCGTGAGATTCCCGATATTCCTGAGGACTTACTTCAGGAATTCGAGCGAACCGCTCTCCGAAATTTTGGGAACTTCTTCCAAGATGTCGAAGAGGCCCTATACCACGACGGGATTTCTCCCGTTCATGGACCGGGCGCAGTCGCTAATCGCTTGTCACAGAATGGCAAGTGGTCTGCGAACTGTTGGACGGAGCGACTCGAGTCGGTATTTCGCGCGGAAGAAGTACTATGTGCTTCCCTGCACGACGTTCTCGACTCTGAGATCACTTATCTCACGGAGGATCAGGAACCACCCGTGCGGGTGATTCCTGTTCCGAAGACGATGAAGACGCCGCGAATCATCGCGATGGAGCCTTCTTGGATGATGTATGTCCAACAAGGCATATTCCACACGATGACTCAAGTCATGAGGCGACCCAAGCATGATTGGATATTTAATTCCATCTGCTGGGAAACCCAGGACCTGAATCGAGACCTCTGTCGAGATTGGGAGTCCTACGGGACTCTTGATCTCTCTGAGGCTTCGGATCGCGTGCCTCTTGCTGTCGTCGAGCGGATGTTTGCGCGGTTTCCTCTATTAAGGGACGCCGTGCTAGCATCCAGATCAACGACAGCCGAACTCCCGGACGGAACATTGGTTCCGCTCCGTAAGTTCGCATCTATGGGTTCTGCTCTCTGCTTCCCTATCGAGACGCTAGTCTTTGCGACTTGCGTCTTGATGGCAGGCGACAGAGCAGGCCTACCCGTCCACCGGAAGTTCCGCGATCTGCGGCCCTTCCGTGTCTATGGTGACGATATTGTCGTCCCATTAGACATAGTGCCCTCTACTATCTCAGTCCTTGAGTCTTTTGGCTTCAAGGTTAACTCCAATAAGTCTTTCTGGACAGGAATGTTCAGAGAGTCATGTGGAGCTGATTGGTACGCAGGCTACGACGTTTCTGTCGTTCGCCAGCGTGCCCAACTGCCGGATAGTAGACT